TGCTAGGTGTTTAGGAAGAGGGAGCTGAACAATAATACCGTTTATAGAAGGGTCTTTATTACTCTTTTCGATAGAATCCAAAAGAGTGTCTCTATCTACTGTTTCTGGGAATTGCTCAACTAGACAAACACCATTAGCTTCCTCAAAAAGTTTTTTCTTAGAACGAACATAAGAAAGGCTAGCTTTGTTTTCTCCAACTAAGAAAACTTTTAGAGTTGGGTGATTGTTTACTTTTTTAATTATTTCTTCTTGAATAGGTCTTCCGTAAAGTATCAAATTAATTCTCCTTAGTGATTTCTACAGTTCCATTAGGCGTAGAACGAATATTATAACTATTATTAATTCCTACAGTAGCTTTAACTATATTCTCTCCGTAAATATAAGAGTATCTAATGGCGAGTTCTTCGAGTTTAGAAATAATTAAAGCGTCTTCGCCTTTGTCTTTATACTTTGGCTTATCATCAATATATAAGATTTCTGAAATAGTTTGACCAGACTCAGTGTAAAGTCTACAATATATTTTTTTCATTTTAAATTCTCCTTATTATGCACAACGAAATATATATAGTATTATACCAATGATTATGAAAGCTAAAATCATTTGACTCATATTCTTGTCCTCCTTTGTAATTATATTATGCCATTAAATGGAAAAATAGTCAATTAGAAATTTTTTAATTTCTTTTAATGTAAGTTTTTCTCTTTTTTACAATAAAAGTATACCAAAAAATGAATTTTTTGTCAAGATAAAAATGTATGACTAAACAAGAAAAAGAGTTTTATGATAATCTAAAAGCAAAGATTAAAAAATATAATATAAAAAAAGATGGTAAACTGCTTACTGTAAAACAGTGTTTGCCTTATGCTAGAAATAAATTTGTAATGAGTGAATATAAAGACGGAAGTCCTCAAGAATTAATAGATGTAGGTATAGAAACCTTTCTGTATAAAATGTCTCCTTATTTGTTTATTGAAAAATATGGAACTTTTGACCTTCCTGGTGCTGGAACTCTTAGTGCAAAAAATCTTTATTACTTTCAGAAAGAAATTTTGAAAGACTTTACTAATTGGAAGAAAATAGTTTTAACTAAAACAAGACAGTGTGGTCTTTCTACGTTATCGTCTTTAATCTTCTTTTGGAAATCTGTAATGTTTAAGAAAGAATGGCTGCTTATTATTTCTAAGGATAGTAAAACAGCCCAAGACTTTTTGGAAAAGATTAGACTTAATCTTTCTAATCTTCCTTCTTGGCTAGGAATTAGTAAAAAAGTAGATAATGTTAAAACAATAAAATTCTCTAATGGAAGTAGAATAGAAGCTTTGGCAAGAAGTAAGGGAGCAGGTCGTGGTTCTTCTCCAACTATGGTAATATTGGATGAGGCTGCGTTCTATTCTACTAATACAATTTGCGAAGGTATTGTTGCATCTGTTATGCCTTCTTTGTCAAGAACAGGTGGAACGCTTATTGTTGTTTCTACACCTAATGGTTCTGCTGAGGGGAGCGAAGGATATTGGTATTATAAGCAGGTAAGTCAATTGGAAGAAGCTGGTGGAATTGATGGACCAGCAAGATTGTATGATGTTAAATGGTGGGAAGTCTTAGACTTTCCAGGCATTGAACCTTACAAGGGCTTTAATGAAAAAGTTCAGACATATATAGATAGAGATTATTTTAACAATCCAGATGTAAAAAAAGAAGCTAATAATTTCTTTATGCCTTACGCTAAGAATAATTGGCAAGAAAATGATTGGTTATCTTTCCAATTAAAGAACGCTGGTAAAATAAAATACTTACAGGAAGTTTTACAGAATTTTATAGTTACTGGTTCTGCTGTATTTGAAGAAGATGTTATAGATAGAATCCAGAAAGATATTAAAGAGCCTATTTCTAAAGACAAACTAAAAGACAAAAAACTTGAAGGTTTTTGGATGTGGAAAGCTTGTGAGCCAAACAGAAAATATATCATGGGTGTCGATATAGCAAAAGGTAGTTCTAACGACAGCACGTCTGTAGAAGTCTACGATGCTGATACTATGGAGCAAGTAGGCGAATATGCTGGCAAAATTACTACTTACGAAGCTGGAAAAATTGCTAATAAAATTGGCGAATATTACAACTATGCTTATTGTGTAGTTGAATGCAACTCTATTGGCGAAGCTGTGTTTAATGAATTATATTATCATTACAATTATCCTTCTCTATATAAAAGATTTGTTAATAAAGATGGTAAAGACATAGTAACTGGATGGATGACCACTAACAAATCAAGAGACCTTATTACAAATAATTTTATAGAGCATTGCGAAGATGAAGACCTCTATAAAGAAATAGGGATTCGCTCGGAAAGACTTCTATCTCAAATGAAGCATTGGATATGGAAAGGAAATAGACCAGACCATGCTTCTGGTTGCCATGATGATAATATTCTTGCTTCCGCTATCGCTTTATATAACGTAGCTATTGCTCGTAAGAATATGGTAACGGATGATGCTATTGTGTTCTTGGATAATAATGGTAATAGCGTTAAAGCTATGCAAGAAGGATTTAACACATTAGCTGAAAAAGCTGCTGCTGCACTTGAAGGTAAGAAAGAGAATATAGCAGAAATTGAATCTGCTTATAGAGAGAAAGAAAGAGAAATGTATCAAAACGCTGGACTAGACCCTGACAACTCAGAAAGTAGCGATATATATAAATGGCTTTTAAGCTAAAAAAAGGGTGTCTTAATTGACACCCTTAAATGTTAAAAGTAATTAAATTCTTTTAAATGTTTAAAAAGCAAATCAAAGCGATTACTCCAATCACATTGACCCAAAATCTTATTATATACCTCATCGTTATTCTCTGTGTATTTGTCTAAATCATATTTTTTAAATATTTTATAGCAAGGACTAAACTCCTTGTAGTTATCCTCAAACTCTTTATAAATCAAAGTTGGTATTCTCGCATTACAATAATTGAAGAACTTGTCTGACAGCTGACCTTTTGTATTCTCATTGTATTCTATTAAATTTAAGCCTAAATGGCATTTTGAAAGTTCTTCGGCAAGTTGTTCCTGTTCTAAAGGTTCTTCAAAAATCAAATGCTTGTATTTATCTTTGTATTTATAACCGTCATAAGTAAAAATTTTAACATCCCAATCTTTATTTTTTCTGGCTATCTTATCAAGCATTTTGAAATCTATCTTATTAGAATTAGCACCAGTATAAACTGCTGTTTTTCTTGAATATTTTTCTTTGCAATTTATTTCTTTTACATCACAGCCATTAGGAATTTCTATTTTTAATTTAGCATATTGAAGCTCGTTATTAAATATTTCTTTAGAGCTTGCTATGCATAAATCTGCTACTTTTTGAATTTCTTCGTCTTCATAATCTGTGTCATATTTATCATATACAATCTTGCAGCCTTTCTCTTTAGCATATTTTAAGAAGTCTACGTTTTTATAATTAAATCCTTTATTAACGATTATTAGAGGTCTATGGTAAACTAAAAATGTTTCCAGTTTTTCTCTTTCAAAGCTTATATCTAAAATTGAATCCTCTAAAATACAAGCTTCTTTGGAATAGTTTTTCATTAAGTAATCTCTAAGCTTGCTTCTTCTATAAACGCTATAAAGGTCAAATTTATAACTAATGTAAACAATCTTGGTATTAGAAAAAGGCGAGAATATATTAGACGAACCAAAAATAAAAGAACCATTGGTCTTAATCTTCTTTATTTCATCTATCATAACTTTTACAAAATAAAGATTAGCATTAATAACGCTTTCATTACCTGTAAGAAGCTCTTCAAGATTATTTTCACTTAGACTTTGTTTCATTACACTCTCCTATAAGCTATAAATATTACAATATTCTGAATATGTAGAAGCAACATACCTTAAATGACCCATAGCTGTAAAATAAATAGATATATCACTAGTGTCATCAAATGCTATTTGAGACCATTTTTTAGCTGTTTTTGGAATCCTTTCTTCAAAGAGTTTATCAAGATTTATAGATGGTTCTATTCTTACGAAAATACTTTGACCTTTTCTTAAATAAAGAGGTGTTAAAGTAAACTCATTGAAAGTAGCTTCTGCTACAGCAGCATCATCAAGAAGTTGACTCATGTTTGAGATTTCAGTTCCGTCTACTGTAAAAATTGGTTTTAATAAAGCTTGATAAGACGATTGTTGCTTTTCTGTAGAATAAGATGTAACAGAACCATATTTTGTATTTGTTACACCTACTGTTTTAAGCCAATAACCATTGTCTATATAGCTAAGACAATTTGATTGGCTTAAATCATCAAACCCACAAACATACCATCCAGTTCTATTGCAAGTGATATTGTTCATTGGAATATTGCTATTGGAACTACTACTGCTATATTTATAATAAGTAGAAATGATAGTAGAACCGTTGTCAGTAGTTTTACTGCTAGTAGATATACTATTTGTGTATTTATACCAAGACAAGAAAAATAGTTGTGTATTAGTTAATCCATCAGAATTGATAGAATCAAATTCAGAAAGCTTCTCGTTAACATTTATATCGTCTATATACAAATCTTTAAAAACAGTAACGTCACCAGCCTTTACTTCATGATTTCCATCCATTGCAGAGAAATAGGTTGTTCCGCTTTCTACTCTACTAAAAACTATATCGCCATTATCTCTAATTTTAATAGATGATGTAGGCTTGTTGTCTGTTAATCTATCTTTTTTTAAAAAACTCATTCATTTCTCCTTAAACAACTGTAAGAAGTTGAACAGTTGCATTATATTTAATGTGAAAATTATCTCCGCTACGAATATAAGATGTCATATCTACTCCATTAAAATCTTTAAAGCTTAATGATATATTATCGCCTTTATTAAATTGAATGTCAACATAACTACTGCTATTAGACATATTATGACTAAGTGTTCCGCTTATAGTTCCTAAATCATTTTCTACATTAAAATTTACTATAGCAGGAGTAGAGCTTTCATGATATTTAAAGTAGAACCAATAAAGAGTATATTCATCTGTCCAATGCAAATGCTTTTTTTTATATTCTTTTACCAAATAACATTCACCATGAGTATATTTTTTCCAATATCCATTAGAGTATTGAGCGTTGGTATCTTCTACACTTAAAGTGATTCTGTAAATTCCGTCTACTGGAATTACTGGATTCTTCATAAAAATATCTGATTTCGTTGGAGTTCCGTAGCTTGTATCATAAAAATTATTAATTTCATCTTCACTATCTACACCAACATCCCATTCGTTATTAGAAGCATAAATCTTTGTATGTTTTCCCCACCATTCTTTTAATCTAACTCCAGCAGTTCCTACATCGTAGTTAAAATCTCCCATCATATAGAATGTAGAAGCAGCCATAGCCGCTTCTTTTAATTCATCTACTTTAGAGAGTATTTTATTAGCATTTACACCATTTACATAAAGCGTATTGAGTCTTGTAATTCCATTCTCGTCAAATAAATCTATAGAAGAATCGTTATTACTCTGATTTAGTTTTATAGGTAAATATCCAGAATATAAATAAGCTTCACCTTCTTTTACGTTTATAAATGCTTTTTTGCCATTATCATTTTCAATGATAACTCCATTGTTATAAAGTGTTGTCTTACTCATAGCTTATTCCCATATTTTTCATTAATTTCTTCATAGCTTCCAAATAAGTTGAAAGTTTTTTATTATCTACCATAACTTCTTTAAAGCTAGAATTACCAGAAGTATCTAAAAGTATATCTTCGTTGGAAGAATAAACAGATACATTTTTGACATTTATGTCTAAAGAAGAATCTGAAAAGTATATATTACATTTCTCGCTATCTGTAGAGAAAATTATTTTATCTTTTTGTATAGATGTATTCACATTCTTATCCTCGAAAATTAACTTTTTACCAGAGTAATTTCGAGTAGACATTCTTGCTCCTATGTAAACTCAAAACTGACTGCTATAAGTAATAGAATAGTTTTTGGAGAATTTTTCAAATTCTCCAAAAAAATTTAGTTAAAAAATTTGAACTAGTCAGTTCTGTTCCTCTAATTGGACAAAACTGACCACTATAAGTAATAGAATAGTTACAGAGAATTTTAAAAATTCTCTGATTTATTTAGATTAAGTATTGCTTCGCAATAGCGAGAACTTCGTTCTCGCTAAGAATTATAATCTTAATCTGGGAAGTGAAATTAATTAAAATTTAATTAGATTAGAATTAGCTTCCAGAATTTGTTTTAATTCATTAATTTAAAGAAATTAATTATAAAGATAATAAAAGAGGTTTATGTTTTATGTTTATAAATGGAAAAGAGGTTTTTGAGAACTCTAAAAGTGCTTCTAACTTTCAACAAAAAATAAATACAGTTGAACAACTTCCAGATAGTGCTAAATCCGAAGTATCTCCTAAAGATTCAAGGGAAATGTTCGAAGATTTCTTCGGAACAGAAAGTTACAATACAATGACCACCAATAATAATACTTTACTTACTGGAGGTCGCCAAACACGCAATCGTGAGGATTATTATAATCTTTGGCAAGAAATGGATGAAAAAGTTTGGATAGACAACGGTCTTACCCAGATTGCTGATGATTGCACTCAATCTGATGATTTTGGACATATTTTAAATATAGAAAGTGATGATGATGAAATATCAAAAGACTTGCAAGAATTATTTCGTGAGAGATTAAATATAGACGATGAGCTTTGGTCTATTTTCTATGAAGTAGAAAAAATGGGAGATTGTTTTTACGAAATAATTCCAGACAGTTATGAAAAACCTACTAAAATAGCTAGAATGAGATATCTTGACCCTAAGAGAGTTAACCGTATTGAAAAGGATGGTCGTTTAGTATTCTATACATATTATTCTGACGCCTTTGACCCAGAAAAAGCTGCATTTAATCTTGATACTATTAAAGACAAAAAAAGAGACGAAAAGATTCTTTTGAAGCTTGAACCATGGCAGATTGTTCATTTTAAAATTGAGAACAAAGACTTTGCACCTTATGGTGGTTCTTTACTTAAAGCTGGTGCTTCTGCTTTCGAAAAACTTAAACTTCTTGAAAATGGTTTGGTAGTTTATAGATTAGCAAGAACTCCAGAAAGACGTGTGTTTAATATAGATTGTGGAAATAGGTCTGAAAGAGAAAAAGAAAAATATCTTAGAAGGGTTAGAGATAATTATAGAAGCGACCAGATTGTTGATAACAAAGGAAACATTAATAAAGTTGCAGCAGCTTTGTCTCTTACACAAGACTTCTTTATTGCTAAAGGTGAAAATGGTTCTGGAACAACTATTGATACTTTAAGTGGTGGAACTGGAAACAATAATATTGATGATGTTAAATATTTTAAAGATGAAATTTTGGCAACATTACATATTCCACCAGAATACAACAATGGTCAAACAGACCAAGCAAGTGGTCGTGGTTCTCTTGCTATGAAAGATATTAAGTTTGCAAGATTCTGTGAACGTATTCAAAAGAATGTCGAGAAAGGACTTTATAAAATAGCTTCCATAGAATTGTTCTTTAACCGTAAGAAGAAAGAAGATTTGAAGAATTTCAAACTTAAATTGAAAGCTCCTTCGAATGTTAAAGAGATTATGGACCTTGAATATCTTTTGAATAAAATGAATCTTATACAATCTATGCTTTCTACAAACGTATTCTCAAGAAGTTATGTTTTAAGGTTTGTTCTTAAAATTTCAGAGAGAGAGGCAAACAATTTATTGTTCTTAAAGGATGCAGAAAATATGTCAATGCAAGCACAGAACGATGGAATGGGTGCTGTTGCTATACCTTCTACAGATGCAGCTCCTTCTGCTGGTGGTGAACAGCCTGTAGTAGCTTCTGTTAAAACAGAGAATATAGAAAATAAACTTATTTCTATATTTGGAAAAGATTTTATTCTACAAGAGAAAGAAGACTTTTCCAAACTTGTTGAAGCTTCTAAGAACTTTGAGAAAGAGCTTAGAAAAAGTAATGAGTTTAAGAATAGTGTAGCAACCGCTAACAAGGTTATAGAAGAACTTTTAACAAGAAAAGATAATGATAGAAAAAATCTTAAAGCCTTATCGCTTATTAATGAAAACGAGCTTGGTGGTTTGGACTTTAAGAATAGTTCTTATAAAGTTTATGCTAAACCTCGTAAAAAGACCGGTCCAAAAACTGACGACCCATTCATTATAGAAGAAATCACACGCTCATTTAAGAAATAAATTTTATTGAGAGGCTTGACAAAGCCTCTCTTAAATTTTATCATATAAAAAAACAAGATAAAAAGTAGGAGAAATTTTATTAGGGGTTACTCCATTAAGGTTAAAGATGTTATACGAAAATACAATAAATAAAATATTAACAAGACTCTCAAAAGAAATACCTCTTGCCGAAATAGGCGATTTACTGGAAACGAAAAAAACATTATATCCAGATGCCAACATTAAAAGAGAAGACAAAAATATTATTGTAGACAGCAAAGAAATGACCGTTCCATTAGCTTGCAGTAAAGAGTGGAAGAAAACATTAATAAGAGATAAAGCACCTTTAAGAGAAATTTATTTAGAGTTTGATAGAGGTGATATTCTTGTAGTTAAAAAAATATTAAAAAATAAAGTAATTGTAGAAAACATAAGTATAGAAGAAGAATTTAGAAAAGATTTTGCTATAGATAAAATAGAAATAGCAAAAAAGAATTTTGTATTGATTAGAAGAAAAAGCATAGAACTTTTAAGAAGTCTTGAAACTATAAATGAAAAGACAAAGTTAAAAGAAGATGGAGAATTAAAATGAATATAGAACAATTCAACAATAGCTTGTTATATAGCAACAAAAATATAGAAAAAGTAGCAAGCAAATTAGTAGCCGAGTCTGCTAATGCTGTTTTACTCGAAATGTTTTCAGATAAAGCAATCTTGGCTGACCACAAAACCGGTGTTTTCTACGAAGCTAAGTTCAACTATGACGGAAAAGTTTTTGAGTTTAGTGATTTCGAGCCTATTCAGCTAGAGAAAGGAACTTCAAAACTTTCAGAAGCAATTTCAGATTATTTTGATGACAATATTGTTTCTTTAGCAGAAGCTTATAAGCAGGCTGTAAATGCAGAGAATCTTGACGTAGTTCAAGATAGTTTGACAGAAGCTATTTCTAAGAAAAATCTTAAAGACATAATTGATTATTCAGAACTTGATGGTTTTTCTAATACAGCAGAAGCAGAAGCAGTTAAGACTCTTCCATTCTTTGAAGCTTATAAAGAACGTTTGGATAAAAAGCCATCAACTTCTATTAAGTTCTTCAACTGGAAAGACCCAGTTAAGGTTTCTTTGGTTGATGAAGATACCAACAAGTTTGTTTCTAAGTCTGAACTCAAGAAAGCTAAGGCTCTTAGAGCAGATACAGACTTTAAAAAATCTTTACTTGAAGCTTCAAACGATTATTTGAAAGGTAATGACGAACCATTGAAGTCATTGGTAGAAGAAAATTCTTGCCTTTTGGCTCTTGATAAAGCAGCTCTTGAAGAGCTTGTTGGATTTTCAGTTCTTGAAAGTAAAGACGCACTTTCACATCGCAAAGACATTGTTAATTTTATTAATGAAACAGTTGAAAGCGATGAAATCCTTTCTGAAAGAAAACAAAGACTTATAGAAGCAGCAGCAGAAGATGATGATAGCTCTGATGATGATACTCCAGAAGTAAGCGAAAAAGACACAGAAGCTCTTGTTAAAGCTCTTGAAAAAGCAAAAGAACTCTGCGATGATGAAAAACTTGCTGACAAAATAGACGACATTATTTCAAACATTGAAAGTGGCGATACTGATGTAGCAGCAGTTAAAGAAGCTGTAGAAATTATCTCTTTGTAAAAGCAATAAAAAACCTCTAGCCCTTCCAGAAATGGAAGGGTTTTTTATTTTGTTGCAAATTAAGTAATAGGAGACCTTATGATAAGAATAAAAGAAGATTTTTTAACTAAGAACGAATACAGTAGACCTATGAGAGAATTAAAAGACGTATTAGGTGTTGTAATACATTATGTAGGAGTTCCAGCCCAAAGAGCAGCCCAAACAGTTTCATATTTTGAAAGTTTAAAACATGGTAAAAGCAAGATTTATGCTTCTGCTCATTATATTATAGATTTAGACGGTAGCGTAATTCACTGTATTCCAAATAATGAATTGGCATATCATTGTGGAGCTGAAAAATATAAAGACGGAATTTGTGATAAGCTTGGCTCTTATCCAAATCTTACTACACTTGGTATAGAACTTTGTCATAACAAAGATGGATTTACAATGGAAACGATTAATAGTGCCGTTGAGTTAGCTTCAAATCTTTTAAAAGCTTATGAACTTACAGAAAAAGACTTGTATCGACACTATGATATAACTGGAAAACTCTGTCCTAAGTTTTATGTAGAGCATGAAGACTCTTGGGAAGCCTTTAAAAATGCTGTTATGAAGAAACTAAGTTAACTTTATATAGGAGAATATTAAACAATGAAAACTATAAAAGAAGGTGTATCTAAAGAAGATATAATTGCTGGAGGCATTAAAAGTGAAGTAGAAGGAGCTTTAGTAGATTTCAAAAAGAACTTCTACAGTATACTTTCAAGACGACCTACACCTATGTCATGCGATGCTGTTAGAAATAATGAAATAAGTGATGAAGTTTTTAGTCGTATAGGCGGCGAGTGCTTTGATATGGCAATAGACTTTTTGAAAAATTTTATTGATGAACTTGAATGCACAAGAAGTAACTCTTCAAGAGGAGAAGGTGGAGAAAACGACATAAAGAAAACAACAAAAATAGTTATGACTGCTGGACCACTTCCAACACCTCTCGATAATTTTAATTACTAAGGAGACTTTTTTATGACATTAGGTGAATTAATTTTAGAAAGCACTTCTCAAAATGTTATAGAAAGCATTCTTGCAGAAAGAGCAAAGACTGGAGCAGGTGTTAAAAGAAAGAAGAAACAGAGAGCAAAAAAAGCAGAAAAGTCTTTGGTAAGTAGTAAGAGCGGGACACCAGCAAAAGTAAAGACTTATGATATTACCCCTAGAGCAAGAAGTGGAAATAGAAGTAAAACAAGTAATATTTCAATTTCAAAGCCAAGTCATATAGACACAAATAGAAAACATCAAAAAAGTGGTGCTGCCAAACATGTTGGTCGTAAAAGATTAATTGCTGCTGTTGCTACTATGGCTGCAAAAAGAAGCGGAATTAATGTAAGTAAAGACCAAGTAAGAGTATACTTATCAGAATTAGATAAGAGAATGCGTGAAAATAGAGAACCATATTGGTTGAAGAAAATAGTTATGAAAGCTAAATCACTTGGTTTTGACCCATACGGATATATAGACCAGTCGCAAGGTGCTTCTAGTGGTGTAAGCAATTATGGGCAACCAGAGTATAAAGGAAGAGCTTATTTCTTTGTAGCACTTTCAAATAACATTGCTAAAGACTTGAAAGATGGCTTCACAAAACCACAGCAAAGAAGTTATGTTAAGAGAGGTAAATAAAATGGACTTTAAAGAAGGTGTTATTTTAAGATTAAACAATCCTTATTTGTTTGAGGAAGAAAAAGATGCACCTATGAGTGAATATTTATATGAATATAGTTTGCTTGTAGGTGGTGAGAAAAACTTACTTTTTACAGAAAGACTTTTAAGAAGTTTAGGTCTTTTAGTTGAAGATATAAGTTTTAAATATAATGAAAATGATAAAGATGTGTGGATTTCTGATTATGGAAAAATTATGAGTCCTAGAATGCATGATTTCTATAATAAGTTAGCTGATTTTATATCTGATTCTGAATTTTTGCAATATACCAAAAGGTATGTTGAAAGATACTCTGGTGCATATTCTGATGGCAAGATTTATTTGAATAAGGACTTTAAGCCTTCTGTATTTAAAAACAAAACCCAAGAAAAGAAGTGGTTAGTAGATGACGGTAGATTGAATTACGATAAAGATAATTCAGAATATTATATTAGATTAAACTCACAAGATATGAGAGATATAAACAATCGTAAAGCTATAAAAGACTATATCAAAGGTGATACAGTTGGACATTTAAGAAGTAGAGAAAGCGAGCAGATGTTGAGGAACAATCAAAGAGCAGCTGATGCAAGAATCGCTGCTAATAAAGCAAGATTGGCAATGCCAAGAAACTAAACATTAAAAAAGGGTAGTAAAAAATACTACCCTTTTTTAATTAGATTTAACCTCTTTTATTTATTAACAAAGGCTTCTGTAAACATGTTCTAATTTAAGTTCTTTAGTTAAGTAATCCCAAAAGGTTTGTGTTATCTCTGTGTTTTCTAAGAAAATAATTTTACTTCTTTTATCATTTTCGAAGTCTTTAACACCTTTATCAAAGTTATCAATATCTACATAGTTAATATGACCATCGAAAATGAACTTTTTAACTCTAAGTCTTTTAAATTCTTCTTCGCTTATTCCTTTTCTTGTTAGATGGTAGACGATTGTTTCAGTCGTCATTTTTTCAAAATAATCATCTACGTCAAAAGGTGATACAGCGTCTTTTAAATCATAAAAGCACTTTTTATCTCCATAGTGAAAACTAGTCCATCTCCAAACAATTGATACTGTTTTTATCATTCTTGTCCTCCTTTACTTACAATAAAATTGTAGCATTTTTTTAATTTAAAGTCAATTCTTTTTGACAATTTCTTTCAAGTCTTCATCAAGTATTTTAATATCATCATATCCAGCCTTTTTATACAAGCTTACTCTTGTAAAGGAATGTTTACTAAGAATAGAACAATTATCATAGAAATCATAATAGTCTACTTCTTCTTTTTCTCCCTCTTTGAAACGTAAAGAACGACCTATTTTCTGTAATATTGCAACATTAGATTTGCCTCCGCAAGCAAGTATCATTACTTTCATGTGAGTAATAGAAATACCTTCTTGAAGAATAGTTGTTCCTATAAGGATAGGTATTTCTTCATTATCAAATTTTTTAACAACATCTTTTCTTTCCTCAAGAGGTGTTTCTCCAGAAATAAACACAGCCTGAGGAAACATCTTCTTTAATATTTCGCCATGTTCAAGAATATTAACAATTATAAACACACCTGTTTTATATTTATTAACAATTTTTGAAATGATATTGTTTCTGGATTCGTTTTCTACAATAGCTTCGCTATAAGCAATTTGATAATCCATATACTCTTGCTTTTCTGGAGTATGCTTAACAATAAACAAATGAGGTTTAGCCATTACTTTGTTTTCAATAAGTTCTGATGATTCTATTTTAACAAGTGGAGAACCTAAGAACTGACGTATTTTAGCATATCCGTAAAAATCTCCAGTTCTATAAGGTGAAGCAGAAAACCCAAACTTCATTGGGCATCCAAATTGTTTTAGAAAATCTTGGAATGTTTCGGCACTTGTATTATGGCAATTTGACACAAGTGCTAAACTGTTTCCAATAAAATAATTATGATTATCGTCTACAGTTATATTATAAACTGTTTTGCATTTTGGAGTTATAGTTTTAATGTCAGTTATAGCTTTATAACCATAATTATAAAATTCTTCTGTATTTTTTTCATAGAAACCTTTATCACAATCAAGCAATTTATAGTCCATACAAGTTGGAACATGGCTTTTGTCTTTGCTAGAATCTTTGCAATAAGTAATTATTTTATCTCCAATAGACAATTCATCTGCCCTTTTCATTATTATGTTTTTATCATCATAAACATAATATTTATGGTTTGGCGTAGAAGTATTGTTTGAAGTTTTTGAAAAATAAACTTTAACAAAAGTATCGTATTCTGTTTCTTTTTTCATCCAATTAGTAATTGGCTTTAGTTCTACTTTTTTTGTTTTCTTGTTAAAAGAGAAAACTTTTTCAGTAGATTTATTGTTTACTAAAGAAGAAATACTTTTATATCCATTTTCTGTTAAAACTTTTGTATTTCCAGGAAAGCATTCATCTACTATCAAAGCTTTAAAACTATCAAGGTATGGTATTTTTTTTACAGATTGAATAGTTGAAACCATGCAAGTTCCATCTATGATACCTTGACCAGAACAAATTCCACAGTCTATTCCATCTTCTCTAAGTCCATCCATAAGCTGTGAGCCTAGCATAATTTTGTTAACCAAAATAAGAGTAGGAAGTTTAGTTGCTCTAATATAAGCTGAAATAATAGAACTTTTTCCAGCAGATGTAGGAGCAACGATTATTCCATTATTAGTTTTAAGCATTCTATCCAAAGCTTTAATTTGATGTTCTACATATTTAAAGTTAGGATTAAAATACTTTCTAAGCTCGTCATGTGTCCATTCTTTTTTTTGAAATTTGAAATGAGTTCTTTTATCTGTAAAATTCTTAATCTCGAAATTATTCTGTTTTGCAAATATTAAAAGTTCTTTTGCAAATCCAGCAAAACAAACATAATATTCTTTTACCTTAGATAAGAAACAAACGTTCTCTACTTTTTCAGGGTGAAAAGAACCACCAAAGAAAGCGTTCTTACTATTTTTAAAAGTTAAAAAACTTTTTATAGATTTTTCTTCATTAATATTATCAAATTTAATAATTAAAGTCAAGTCGTTAATTCTTAGTTCCATATATACTATATAACTTAACAACTTAGAAAAGTCAAGATAAAAGTATGAGAGTAAACTACGTATACAAGAAAGAAAGTCAGCCTAATAAATTTGCTGCCAATTCTTCAATGATAGAATTAAGGGAATACATGGATAATTTAATTCTTTATTCCCCTATGAATGATTTATATAGAGCAGAAGTAGCTCTATATGATAAGTGTGCTTCGTTTGAGCAAAAGCCAGAAGTATTTACTGGTGGAGTCTTTGGTTCTTACTTAAAAATTAGCAACAAATATTCGTATAATTTAGATAACTTTAAAGACTTAAAAGACGAACTTAGATTATCTGTTTATATAGGTGCTAATAAAATAGTAAACAAAACAAGCGTAGGATTAAGAGCAAAAGATACATTTCCAGAAAGTGGTTTGCCTTCTGGAACTTATTCTATAGGAGTAACTGTTGAGGGAAATCCTTCTACAAATTTAAGCATAGATATAGATGAAGGAACTACTGTAAAAGGGTTGAAATCACTGATAATGTTTTATCTTGACCCAGTAGTTTATCCATTTCAAGTAAACACTCATAACACCGAAGAAGATTTAATTGTTTTGCAAGCTTATGCAAAAGGAAGAACTATAAAGATTTCAGATGGTCTTGACGGAACAAATCTTTTGGACTATTTTGATATAGAAGACGCTAACTATGGTTCTGCTCCAGAAAAACCTATAAAAATTTTGGAGTTCTTTAACTTTTATCTTGAACATTTCAGAAACATAGAAGATGGTAATACAAAATCTTATTTAAGACTTACCATTACAGACCCAGATGGAATTAACGAAGACCAAGTAATTGAATTTCCATGGAACAATGACCTTATAAACTGTGATAATTTAGAAATAGATATGGACAGAAATCTTATCTATATTTTCTTAAACGGAAATATTGTAAAAGTAGATATATTAAAAAATATTCTACAAAACAATGGCACTACATTAAGCTTATTTGGAACAGAAGATAATCCATATTCATTTGAGGAACTGATTCTTAATAATAAAGTCATTAATACCAAAACCTTTAATCTTTCAAGAACACCACTTACTAAGTATACAAGTGAAAAGCCTTACATAGACTATTATTTCTCTGGAAAAGAAATAAAGAATGGAATGG